TACAACTCTGATGATGGTTCTTTATTGTTAGATGGTGGTCAAGTTGCTGGAAAAACAGAACAACGATTTACTATTTTAGGATCTCCTAGAAAATTAGAAATTGATGGTGTATTACCAAATCTTTCAAGTAATGCAAATCCGCAACAAGAGCATTCACCAATTATTGGATGGGCATTAGATGGAGCACCAATTTATGGTCCATATGGATTTTCTATTCCAAATGATTCTTCCTCTCCAGTTACTAACCTGACATCTGGATATACAAAATTACAAGCATCTGCACTACCAGTAAATTCTATTAGAAGACAAAATACTTCTCCTGGACTTCTTGCAAACTATCCAATGGGATCATTTGCTGAAGATTATGTCTTCAGTGAAACTGTTGGGGGATTGGATACTGAAAATGGTAGGTATTGCGTAACACCAGAATATGAAGATGGTGTTTATGCATATTTTACAACCATTGATCGAAATGATAGAAAGGATGGATTCCCATTCTTTGTTGGACCAAAATTTAAAGGAGAAGTATATAATGACTTCAATATTTTAGAAACTTCAAATATTGACAATATTGTTGGTTTGAGAAGATATTTAACTCCTGAAGGAAATGCATATCATCAACCAACGGATACTGGAAACTTTGTTGTAGAATCTATTCCATCTTCTACTGAGGCAGTAGTCGATTCTATTGATGTCCTTGCATCTGGTGCTGGTTACAAATTGGGAGATGTTCTGACATTTGATAATGAAGGAACAGATGGATTTGGTGCTGCAGGTTTTGTTAGCACTATTAAAGGGCAAGCAATTAGTAGTGTTTCTAAAGCAACTTATGATTACTTAGAATATGATGATGAAAATATTCCATTTTCCTCAGGTTCTGTTATTCAAACTGCAGGTGGATTTTCAGCAAGTGTATATTCTGTAGATCAAAAATTAAAAAGAATTTATCTTACTGGTGTTACTAATGGACCCTTGCAAGAAGGAGATAGAATCTTTGATACTAGTTTGACAGTCGATGTTAACGTAACTACAGAACTTGCAGCAATAGATACAACTCTTGATTTTAATGATCCTGGTAATAGAGTTGGTAATTTAGTATATACTTCAGAATTAGTTGATAATGTAGATAGTGTTACTGGATATTTGAGATTGCAGAATTATAATCTTGGTAGTACTATTGCATTGTATACTGTTGGTAAGTATGTTAAAATTGGATCTGAGTATTGTAAGATTATTCAAACGTTTGCTGCTGATAATGCAATTCTCGTACGTCGTGGTGTTAATGAATCATCTCCAGAAGCATATGCTTCTGGCACCACTGTAACACTTACTGAATCAGTACAAGTATTTGATAGTAGTTTATTTAAGGTTGATGATATTATTCAAGTTGGCACTGAGAAGTTTAAAATTGTAGATATTCAGATATTTAAAGATGACAAGGTAGTTGCTACAAGAATTGATGATGGTGGAAGTGGTAATGTAGGTACTTTCTATTGTTTCTTTGATGGTGTTTTACAAACACTCGCTGGTCAAGCATCTCAAGTTGTCCAACTTGGCGCAGGTGGTGATGTAGAGGATTTAACGTTTACTCAACAAACAGGAATTACTAACAATCCAATTGTACAAATTGGTACTTTGTCAACGTATGATGCAGTTGGTCAATCTTTCTTAGATGTTGATATTAAGGCATCTGCATATAGGCACACATTAATTTTAGAAAGAGCAGCATTCTCTAGTTCTGCAGGATTCCATTTCTCAAGGGATGCTGTTAATAGATTGAGATTTATTAATGGTGAGGTTAAAAAATATGAGGAAGATAGAATTTTAGCAAAATTAAACTCATCTAATAATGGGTTGGTTCAAAATGATTTTGTAAAAATTAGTGCTGCATTAAAACTTACAAACACTTATCAAATACAGTATAATTCAGTTAATAATCCTGCAAGATTTGAAGTTAATACTGGATCTGGATTTGATCATACAATTTCATCCTTTGAATTTAATGAAGGATCTACTTATGAATTTGAGGTGCCAAATATCAACCTTGGTGCAATTAGTGTTGAATTCTATGGTCCTTCATTTGATACTGATACACAAACTACTGTAGTTGGTAGAAGATACTTTGATATTAATGTTAGAAAAACTATTGTTAATGGAAATATCACAAAGTTTGTAATTATTCCAGATGATTCTGATTTAACAGATTACATTATGAGAATTGGTCTTGTTGGTGGATCAGATTATAAAGATTACACCATTAAAACAGTATCTGAACCTATTAATGGAGAGTATAACGTTGTAAACTCATCCAGCACCTATTTTGAAGTTTATACTAAGGAAGACCCTCTTCCAGACGCTAGTTATAATTATACAACCAATACTATTTCATATATTACTAGATCCACAGTTGCATCTGGTGGAATTAACACTGCTACATTAACTTCTGGTGGATTTAACTATACTACGACCCCAGTAATTTCTGGAGTTCAAACTGCAGCAGGTGAAGGTGCTATTCTTGAACCTATTTCTGATAGTATTGGTAAAATTAATAAAATTAAAGCAGTATCTTCTGGATATGGATATAGTCCAGATGCAACTCAAAAACCATCAGTCATTTTCCCAAGAATTACTAAAATCAAGAATAACTTTGTTGTAAGTACTCTAAGAATTGATGATCCTGGTCAACAATATATTTTTGCACCAAGAATTATTCTTAGTGGTGGTGGATTGCCTAATAATAGTCCAAATCATGCAGTTGTTGAAGCACAGGTTACAAATGGTCGTATTATTGATATTGAACTAGTATCTCCTGGTATTAGGTATGATAGTGCTCCAACAATTGATGTTGAAAAATACTATTATGCTGGATTGACTTCTACTGGAGAACTTTCGTTTAAATTTGCATTTAATCAGTATATCCTTGAAAATGACATTTTTAAATTTAGAGCATACTATGAAGTAAATGGTGTAGAGTATTTTGCAGATAGTGCTATTAACTTCTATGCTAAGATTAACAGCACCACAATTACAGCTAGAGAAGAACCAGTATCAAATAACACTCCTAATGTCAATCCATTGACACAGGTGACTTTACCTCCTGGAACAACTCCATCAAGATATGAGATGATTTCTTTAGCAAGAAAGGCAACGGTTACTGCTCTGGTTAAAAAATCTGAGTTTATTAGTGGTGAAAAGGTAACTATTAATGGTGATCCACAAAAAGTTGGATTTGTATCTACTAACAAAGGTTGGCAAGAGGGTAGTTCTATTCTTAGAATTGCAAATTATAATTACCTTATTACAGAAAATGATGAGGTTACTGGATCTGACTCTGGTGCGTTTGGTATTGTAGAATCTGCATTCGGTATTACTGCATTAACTAGTGTTGCTCCTATTGTACAAACACCTAAGAAATTCTTAGACACCAAATCTTTCCTTGGATCTAGCGCACTTAGATTACAGGATAGTTACAGATATCAAAAATTTGCATACGAAATTGGAACAGAAGTTCCATTTAATCAGTGGAAGGAAGGATACCAGAAGGCAGCACACCCAACTGGTTACAACTTGTTTGCAAGAACTGCTATTGATCAAACAATTGGTAGGCAGAATACAGTTCAGTCAGTTGTAAACGTTGCTACTAATGTTAATGAGGTTGTATCATTTAAGACAAAATATAATTATCTTGTGACAAAAAATAGTGGTTTAGATGAAGTTGAGGTAAAAAATAGATTGCTGACAGACGTTAAAAATATTAAAGATTCTGTCGTTGCTGCTTTTGACGATATTTCTGATCAATTTGATGGAATTGAAACTGCATTCCCATTATTAGTTGTAGATCCTGTTACTCCTACCAAAGAAGAAAATGGAGTTACTGTTACAAATTATATTGAAGATTATGATGTAGACCAAATGGTTGTTTTACTTGATAATATTATTCAAACATATGGAACATCATGGATTGTGACTGATGCTGATAAAACTATCAGATTTACATCAAACAGAAATTCTGGTGAACTCATGCCTAATGAAAATATGTACTATAGGCAATTTAATGATGATAGTGTAATTTATCATATGTGTCAAACCACAACTGCTGCTACAGATACGTTTGATCTTGAACAACAGGATGGCACAGTATTCCCAGCAGGTATCTTTAGTTCTATTGATAAAGATAATTACATGGTCTTTGTTGATGGTGCAATGCAGTTGAATTCTTCTTTTAATATTTCTGCTGGTGGTGGTTCTCCTACAATTCAATTTACAGAAACTCTTCCAATTGGATCTGAAATTTCAGTAAGATATCTTTCTGGATTCTTAAAGAATGAATTTACTTCTGGTACTGTTACACAGAATACACCTATTGTATTAAGTAACAAACCATCTAATAACACCTCAAAACAAAGTTACTTTGTATTTGTAGATGGTGTTTGCATGAATACTTCTGATTATAAAATTAATGCAAGTAAAGACATAAGATTCCATCAATATGGATTCTCTTATGATTCTTTGATTATTGTAATTGATCCTCTTGGAGTTTCTTTAGAAGAGCAAGAAGAAGTTCTTTTAACCACAAAGTATGATTATAAAGTTAATGACGGACAACTCGTAATACCAGTAGGATTTACTCTCAATCCTGAAGATTATTTTGTAGAAATTGCTGGTATTGCACAAACTCCATATATTGTATACGATACCGTTACAAGTGGTATTAGAAAGATTAATTTCTTTGAACCACCACAAAGATATGTTGGTCCTGACCGTACAGTTGGTAGACAGTTTATTGGATTGCTATATCAAAGATCTGATGCTGATGGTTCTCTTGGAACCACTCAAAACTACCAATTTGATGATGTAAGTAAAAATATTATTCATACTAATGAACCAATTGATAACTTTATTATTGGTGACTTTGTTATTAATTCAAATGAATTAGCAAGTGCTGTCATTACAGATAAAAATACTGCAATGACTAGAATTGTTGTTGAAACTGGACATACTGGTGCGGTTGCTGCTGGTGCAACGTTTGATATTGTTGTCAACGATTTAACTAACATCTTTGTCGGTGATAGAGTTAAATTTAAAGCATCATTTGGCATGACAAGTAGTAATGATGATGAACTTGAAATTTCTGCTATTAATAGTGGTACTAAAACAATTACTCTCACAAACATTAGTGCGGGTTCTTTGACCATTAGTATGGCACAAGATACTGGAATTAGATTCCTGCATCATACATTGACTATTGAACAACTTGTAACTGATGCATCTATTACCAATAGAGATAATTCATTTACTAATGGTCAAACTATCAACAGTGGTTTTGTTAGTTCACAAAAAACAAACGTAATTACAAGTGTTGACGAAATTTACGGTATTTCTCCAGGAGATACTGTATTTGATGTTTCTAGTGCAACTGGTCTTGCAACTAATGATTATATTGTAATTGATAATTTTGAAATTGTAAAAATTACAAATATTTCATCAAATACATTAACGGTTATTAGACAACAACTGAATACCAGTTCTCCACTGTTCCACGGTGGTGGTGTTTCAGTACAAAAGGTTGTTCCTTATACATTAACAGTACAATCCTTCCAAAGAGGATTTGATGGTGAGAAAAATGAGTTTATTTTAAGAGAAAATGGAAATCCTGTTTTCATTACTTCAGATAAAGATATTTTTGTAATTGTTAATGGTATTTTGCAGAAGAGAGGATCTTCTTACAATTTGGTTGAGGTAGATCCTGATACTGTTGCAGGAAGTGGTGATGAATTTTCTAAGTTGGTATTTACAGAGGCACCAGAAGATGGAACACCATTTAACTGTTTTTATGTTGGTGAGCAAATTTCTATTAGAGATATTTCAAATCAATTTAATGGTATTGAAACTGCCTTTGATCTTCGTGATGTCAATGGTGAAATCTTTAGTTTGATTTCTAATGGGAGAGCAGAAGCAAATATCTCCGCTAACTTAATTCTTTTTATTGATGGTGTATACCAAATTCCATCAACTACTGAATTTGGTAGAGATGAAGCATATCCAGAATCATTGTCATCATTTAAGTTATTTGGTAGTTTGATTGAATTCTCATCACCTCCAAAATTTGGTTCTGAGTTTGAGGGATATATCTTTGTAGGTTCAGCTGCTGATTATGAAAGTATTGATGTTGATGCTACGGTTGAATCGGGAGATACAATTGTTCAAGAAAATGAAGTATCTCCAAGAGGTATTATTAATGTATTAAGTGCAACTAGATTAGCAGTAACTAACTCAAATGGACAAAAGAATACGAACCCACTTTCTGGAATCAATCCAGGTAGTATTGGTGAGTATGGTTGGTGGTTATCTCACTTAGTGAGAGATGCAAAGGTTAGAGAATCCCTCAGAGTTAGAAGAACTGTTCCATCAGAGATTATTGTTCTTCCAGGTGGTGTGTTCCCATTATCAGGAGCAACATTATATACTACTTCTATTCCATCTATTCAGGTAGATAATATTTCAATAGATTTACCAAAAAATCCAGATGACGATACTAATTTGATTACATTTGCGTTACCTGCTACTGGTAATTTTCCAGCAAGACAGATAAATGCAAGATATACTACGTTTGTACCTAAACTTGATACAAGTGTGTCTCCACCTGTTCCGTCACCGTCTGGTAATAATGAGATTAATGGTGTAAAACTTGGTGGAGATTTACCATTTGATCAAATTATTCAGGTAGGAGCATATGATGGTAATCCTATCACTGAGACATTTGAATCTGATCCAGGAGCAATTGGTATCAGAAGTCAATATAGAACTGTTGAATTCCAGAGCGGTAAAACTGCTAAAGTGATTAACTGGGATCCAGCTAATAACTATTTGTATTTGAAACTTGATAATACAGCACAATTCATCCTTAACACGGATCGAATTAATGGCACCAATTTGGAAACTACTGATCATGATCTCATTGCAACATATCAATCATTGACTGTTGGTGCTGAAGTATATTATAACTTCTAGTCCTATAAATAAAAAGAAAACTGTTTAACGATGGCGGCAATTTTAACCGATAGATTTAGGGTAGTTCTTGCTGAGAATTTCAGACAGAGGGTTGCTTTAGGTGAAGACCCACAGTTTGTTGATGGAAATGGCAATAGAACTGTAAGTGCAGTTGGTTTGTACCTGTTTTTTGCAAAAGCAGATGGTTGGACCAATAACCAACCAGTTAATCCTGTTGACAACCAGGAAGCAGCGTTTGATATCTACGATCAAATGATTGGTCTGAAGAAAATCCCTTCTTCTGAAATTAGAGGTGTAATCCCTAACAATACTTGGGCAACGGGCACTACTTATGATATCTATCGTCATAATTATGGATCTGTTATCAATAGTAATGGTAATGTCATAAATTATGTCGAAGGTAACAATACAGAAACCAATCTGTATGAAACAGATTACTACGTTGTTACTTCCGAGTATAAAGTATATAAGTGTTTAAATAATAACAACAATTCAGCATCTACTGTTGAACCATCATCAACAACTAGTGCTCCATTTACGTTATCCGATGGATACGTTTGGAAGTATATGTTTAGCGTAAATGCTAATGATTTTGAAAGATTTAAGAGTGATGAGTATATCCCAATTCCTGAAGTTTCTAGTATTGATACAAACAATGCTATTGCACCAACATCAAACTATGGTGGTGCTATTTACAATGTAGTTATTAAAACACCAGGTACAAACTACAC